TTCGATTGTCGTTTCTTTCTCCGCAAGCGTAGCCGTCAACTCTTCGATTGTCGTTTCTTTCTCCGCAAGCGTAGCCGTCAACTCTTCGATTGTCGTTTCTTTTTCCGCAAGCGTAGCCGTCAACTCTTCGATTGTCGTTTGTAATGACTTTTGCGCATTATCACATCCAGCGCATCCAGATTTCTTAGTGCTTTTTTCGTAAACAGAAGCTAATCCGTTTGCGATGCACCAATTAGCGAGGGTAACGTTTCCGCGACCCTCGAATTCAACCTCTTGACCAACCGTATAATCTTTGTACGGCTTTTCAAAAACAACTTTTATTTTCTCTTCCATAACCCAATGAATTAAGGTGCTGTAATAGCTGTAATTGCTGTTTCAATGTTAGAACATTTCATGAATGCATCGCGGTTAATGATCTTAACATTGAATTGCAAACGAGCAACGCCAACAAGTGTTACCATTTCGTGTTCAATGTTATCGTTATTTTCAAACGATGTTTTAACAGTAAGCATTTGACGGTCAAGAATTTCACCTTGCATTGAATCGAATACGTAACAAGTGTTTCGAGCAACGATAGGAGACGTAACAACACGTAATCCTGCGATTGTGTTAGTTCCATCTGAAAGAGTTAAAATCACTTTGTCACCATTTAGATTTTTTAAGTTTTTGTAAACCGTATAATCAACATAGTTCAAAATGATAGTGTCAGGCATCCATTTGTTTTCCTGTCCAAACACATTGATTTGAGCAGACATAGCAGATGCTAATTGCTCAATATTTGCCATTTGGAAAGGAGTTCCCGTAGCGGATGAAAAGTCGGCTAAAGCGTTTGCAGGGTCAAATTCAGATGAAATGAAGTTAATTGAAAGCATGTCTGTTGCAGTTGCAGAAGCACCTAACAATAACTCATAATCTACGGCTAAATAGATACTTTCATTCACCAACTCTCTGATTTCAGCTTCAACAAAATCGTAATCATCAAGCATATCAATACAGATGTCTACAATGTCGCGAACTTTAGCGAGTTCCACAGTACGATTTACCCAAGTTTTCTTAGTTGTGTGATCACTTGTAGCACAAGCAACAACGAATTTCGCATTACGTGTAACAACGTTTTCTTCGCGGTACTTGATGTACTCACGGCTAACAGGTTTGCGACGAAACAAGTCAAGAATAGCAGTTCGTCGAACTGGTTTACGTTCAGTGCCGGGGAGGAATTGAGCGTAATCGTCACGTTGACCAATGTCGGTTGCGCCTTGTGTACCCTTCAAAGTAATATCAAGCTGTTTGGCGTTGCTTTTATTCGCCATAATACCCTTTAGTACTTCTGAATTTTCTTGAATGTACTTTCTTAAACCTTCTTTTTCACCGCTTGCATTTCCTTTTTCACCAATTGACTTTAATTGCATCATTGCTTTTTCAAGTTCATCGGTAACTGCCTTTAAAGTGCCTTGCAATTTTTCAATATCTTCTTTTGAAGCGTTGTTTTTTTGCGCATCCTCAATAGCTTTTGTAAGTTCGTCCTTACGCAATTTCGCTTCGTGTTCAGCTTTATCAATCTGATATTGTTGCTGATCTTCGATAGGCAAATCACTAAGTTCTTTTAGTGTTTTGTACTCAAACATTTTTGATTGTTTTAAATTAATAAATGGCTTATTTGTTTCGAAGTGACTTTGTCGGCTTCTGTTTTTTGAGTGTCTTTCGACGGCTCAATATTTTTCTGTAGCAATGGTGTTGCTGAATTAGACCCAAACAATACCATGCTACTTTCTTTTACAATTTTAGATTCGTCTACTGCGAAAAAATAACCCTTTTCGTTTGCGTGATCTGAATTTGCTACACTTCCAAAAACATCATCCCACACCTTTTTTTCTTCTATAAAATCTGGACTTGTTGAGTTTACCGCAAAACGAATTTTCACATATTGCTCTCGGACTGAATTTTGAATCGGGTACTTACCATTGATAATATCAATGGCTTGTGGCATTTTTATATTGTCTTTAGCAATTTTAAAAATTAACGCCTGTGTGCTTCCTTCGTAATTATAGCCTAATTCTTTCCATAAAAATGATTTAAGCATCATTTCAACATCTTGCGGGTGCGCTATAATACTATTTACCTTTAATTCATGATCCGCAATGTAAAATATCTTACCCTGTTGATCATTAACACTTTTATTCCATGAATTATTCATCTGAATATCGTCATGAGAATCCATGAATAAGGTGGTGTTAATCACTGGATAAACGAACCCCTCATCCATACGCATCCCTTTTTCAGCGAATACTTTTGATGTGGATTGAATGGAAGTATCAAAACAATCTGATTTTCTTTCAGTCTTTTTAAGAGAAAGTAGAGCGTCTTTTTTAATCAACATTTCAGCGAATAAATGCTCTTTTGTAGAAAATTCTTTATCGGGAAAATACAACGATTTGATCATTCTATTTTTTTATTTCAGTTTCTGAATCAACCTGTTTAGCCTTTTTTAATTTGATTTTCAATAAATCAGTATCATTTTTCGGCTTTGCATTCTTGTCGTTTCTATTTAACATAATAACGAAGTTTAGGCAAATGTAGGTAAATTTCAATACATTTGTTCTGTTTAACATAATATTTTGATTCATGGGTTTTATTAGTATTGGCGGATTCAATTTACTTAAGTGGGGTGCTGGAAATGATAGATTTACACGAACACCTGCGGGCTGGTCGATTGATCCCGATTTTGAATACAATAAAAAATCCGCAACATGGGAAGTTGTAAGCGGTCGTGAAATGGAGTTATTCACAACGACAGGGCAACTAAACAAGGTTGTAATGCGCCACGCTTCAATGTTTGCAAATGGTCGATTTATTCACAAGAAGAAAGACGGAACAAAGGAGGGTAAAATAATTGAGGATAGCCGACTCGTTGAATTACTTGAAAATCCAAACCCTCTACAATCTGGCGAAGAATGGCTAATGGAATCAGCTATAAATTATTGGGTGTACGGAAATAACGTAATTCTTCCAGTGAAGGGTACTTATCTAAGCGAATATCCAAGCGTAATAAATAATTTGCCTTGGAAACAAATTAAGATAGAAACAACGGGTAAACGTTGGAATGAAACGAAAGCAGATGGGGTTATAAAAGAATATCGCGTTTGTTATAGCAATGGGGTTGACGATGTTTACAAACCAAGTGAACTATTACACTTTCGACGTTCTGGTGGTAAATCGGCTATAATTGGTGAATCAATGCTTAACGCCTGTCACATGGAAATCAGCAACGTTCGTGCTTCGATGGGCTATCGGAATGTTAATCTAGTTGAAAAGGGTGCATTGGGTGTAATGTACAACAAATCGAGTGATACAAGCGGACGATTAGCGCTTTCACAAGAAGATCGTTTAGCACTCGAAAAACAAACCCAAAATGAAACACATGGACAATTTCACGGACAAAGTAAAGTAAAGGTCGTTGATGCTGACCTTGGATTTTTGCACACTTCGCTTGGAATCAAAGAAAATATGCTTTTCGAGGAAATTGATGCGGACGTTAAAGTTTTTATCGATACCGTGCAATTAAACGATAATATTTTCAGCAAGGAAAAGTCGAAGATACAGGCTAACTTATTGGAAGGTTTGAAAATGGCGTATCAAGATGGGGTTTTTCCTTTTGCAGGTCGTTTTTGCTCATTACTAAAAAAAGGACTTGGACTTCCAGATAATGAATGGATTGAACTTGATTACTCGCATTTACCATGTTTTCAAGAAGATCAAAAAGAAAAGGCGGAAGTCGATAAAAGAAAAGCCGAAACGGTAAAAATATACGTTGAGTTAGGCTACACGAAAGAACAGGCAACTGAATTATTAGGGGTTAAACTCGTTTAAGCAAGCCCAACCTAACCAGTAGTTGGCAGATATACCTAGCAGGGTCAATAAGGTGATTATTAGCGTCTTCTGGCTCATCTGTAACAACTCCGTATCTATCAACAATGTATGAATAGTTTTCGTATTCATTGGATAAATTAGGTGAATCATCCGTATAGTAGACCTCGATATTTTCAATCAAATCTAACCCATCTTTGATGCTTCCCTGTCCTTTTTGCGCCCCTACTGCATAATCCCAACCGCAACGACGAAGCATTGATATTTTCAAAGGACGGTTATTATCGCAAACAATTGTCTGTTTTTTATTGATGCCTAATTTTGCGAACATCCATGAAACAATCCCAAGGTTTTCACCTTCTTTAGATTCTTGCTTCTTAAATTCTTGCAGGGTTTCAAGTGGTAATGATTTCATTATTTCCACCTCGGATGCGTAATTCATCTCACGTAGATACAATGCGCCATCGTAATACTTCGCCCCAAGTATTCCCCAATTGTGATTTTTACCCCAATCATTACCAATGTACTCAGTTGACTGCAAATCGTCATATTGTTTTCTTGGAATCTTTTTCCAACCAGAAAGAATGCGATTGGGTTTTTCAGCTTTTAATCCAAGCCCGTAAACTTGCCACATCCATTCATTTGCCGTTCCTTGAATGGTGTTAAATTCAGTAGGTTCGTACGAAAGTATTTTAAGTCGTTGTTGTTCAGGAACAAATGGATTATCTTTAAAAGTAGAGTGTATTACAATTGCGTTGTCTTGTTTTGATAAATCATCAATCCAGTGATTTGACCTAGGATTCCAGTCAATCACTATGTAATCGGATGTACGCATATCAATTTGATCAAACACCTCTTTTGGCATTTTGTAAGGCTCATTAAAGTGCGCTACATCACCCTGGAAACCATGGACTTTATTCGTATCGTCACCACCGCATATTTCAAGTGTTGATCTGTTTGGAAACGTGTAGATGCTTTCGGTTTTATTGAAAATGACACTTTCCCACATAGGGAAACTTAGCAGGGCTTTTTTAAAATCTGATAAAACAGTGTTTTTTACATCTTGTTTTGTTTCCCTCCAAATTGAAATACGTTGACTATCTTTTGAAAATGCGGTTAAATAATGGGACTGTAGTAGGCTGTAAGTTTTTGAAGAACGCGAAGAACCTGTATTGATAATGTAGCGATACTTGCGGCTTCCATCTTCATTACGGGCGTTTATTGCATCCCAATTTTTTTGAAAAACTATTGTAGCTTGCATTCACTTTTATTCCTCTTTTGGCTTAACTATTTCCACAACAATAGTAGGGTTTGCGTTTGGTAATTTTTCACCTCCTGTAGTATGATCAACAAGTTGTCTCAGTCCTAATTCCAAAGAAACGATTGAAGCATTAAAAGCCCCAACACTTGCGCCTTCGGTTTTTTGAGTGATAATAATATTCTCTATGCGCGATACGACTTGGAAAAAATCTTCTGATACAATTTTAAGATCAGTCAAAACCCTCCATTCGGATATGTCTAAAAATAGGCATATACCGCTTTTAGTGTATGGCGTTTCGTTCTCTCTTTCTACTTCAAGAGCATCTTTTC